AAATCCTATTCAAGCCTACTTTGGAACTGATAAGCAGGGTTCAAGGGAGTTTCATGAAAGCTATGAAAAATACTATGAAACTCTTGAAATAGTAAATAGAGCTGTAAATATAGTTGTAGATGATGTTGCAGAAATTCCCGCAGTAGTTTCAGGTAATTCAATTCCTGGAGTTGTAAAAGGAGTTAAGCGGGCAAAAGTTAATACGTTACTAAATGTTGAACCAAATCCTTTTCAGGATATTAATACTTTTAAAAGAAATGTTGTTACAGATTATATCCTTGATGGTAACATTTTCATATACTATGATGGCGCTCATTTGTACCATGTACCTGCCGATAATGTCACTATTCATGCAGATTCAAGAACTTATATTGAAAAATACACTTATAACGATGTTGATTATTCACCTAATGAAATTATTCATATAAAAGAAAATTCTTTTCATGATATTTACAGGGGAGTATCAAGGTTAAAGCCAGCAGTTCGCACTATGCAGCTTATGGCAAACATGAGAAAGTTTCAGGATAACTTTTTTAAGAATGGAGCCGTACCCGGTCTGGTACTAAAATCTCCGAACACTCTTTCTGAGAAGATTAAAGAAAGAATGCTACAATCATGGGCAGTTCGGTATAAACCAGATGCTGGTGGTCATAGGCCTCTTATTCTTGATGGCGGTTTGGAAGTTGATAAAATCTCAGCAGTTAATTTTAGAGAACTTGACTTTTCAAATGCAATTCAGGAAAATGAAAAAGTTATATTGAAAGCGATTGGTATACCCCCAATCATGTTGGACTCAGGAAACAACGCAAACATTCGTCCAAACATGAGACTTTACTATCTGGAGACTATTCTTCCTATAGTAAGAAAAATGAATTATGCATTTGCACGATTCTTTGGGTTTGAGATAGTTGAAGATGTGACTAATATTCCTGCTCTTCAGCCCGAATTGCGTGACCAATCTCAGTATTATTCCGCACTGGTAAATACTGGAATTATTAGTGCAAATGAAGCTCGTATGAAACTTGGATTTGAGCGTGTAGAAGGACACGACGAATTAAGAATACCGGCAAATATTGCAGGTTCTGCAGCTAACCCAGACGAAGGCGGCAGACCAACAGAAACTCAAGGAGATGATTCAAATGGGAGTGTATAGACTCTTACGTCAGCGAGAAAGACTTTCCCGCGAAATGGGAATGTTCTTTGCAGAGCTAGGTTATATTCCTTCTCAGAAAGAATATTCGAATATGCCTAATAAGCCTGACACAAAAACAGTAAAAGAAATTAATAGAATTGCAGGCTCTTGGAATGGATTGCTTACTATGATTCAAAGAGAGCAAAAGGATCTTTGGGAACTTATTCATAAACCTAAAGAAGTTGTAAAGGAAGTACCAAAAGCCAAGGAAGCACCGCTTCCTAAGACGCCTCCGGCAAAAGTGCAGAAACCTGCACCGAAAGCCAAGGCGAAAATTGGTGTATAGTGTGATGGAGAAAATTTTTAATCTCACATCTACTTTTAAGTCCCTAGAAAAAGAGGACGGATCTGTAGTAATCCGCGGGATGGCTAGTACTAATGATATAGACCGAGCGGGTGATACCATCTCTCCTGAAGCATGGAGCAAGGGAGGATTGAAGAACTTTGAAAAGAATCCAATTATTCTTTTCAATCATGACTATGATCGTCCTATTGGTCGTGCAACTGGGCTGAAAGTAACAGATAAAGGTCTTGAACTTGAGGCTAAGATTAGTAAGTCAGCACCCGCAAACGTGTGCGAATTAGTTAAAGAAGGTATCCTTGGGGCCTTTTCCGTTGGTTTCCGAGTCAAGGATGCTGATTATTTAAAGGAAACCGATGGACTAATGATAAAGGATGCTGAGTTGTTTGAAGTGTCAGTAGTTTCTGTACCCTGCAACCAAGCAGCTACTTTTTCGCTCTCGAAGTCTTTTAACTCCATGGAGGAGTACGAAAACTTCAAGAAAACTTTCATAAATCGTGTAGATCTAGCCGGTCAGTCTCTGGCTAAGGACGAAGTTAACACTTCTAGTATAGCTAGTGATACACCGGTAAAGGCGGATAATATTTCCGCACAAAAGGAGATCCAAATGTCCGAAGATGTAAAAACTCCGGCAATCGACTTGGAAGCTTTTGCTAAAAAAGTAGCAGAGGAAACTGCTGCCAACCTGGCAATGAAGCAAGCCGAGCAAAAAGCTGCTGAAAAGGCAGCCAAAGAAGCTGAAGACGCTGAACTCGCTAAGAAGGCAGCCTCCGAAGCCGAACAGAAGGAAGCCATCCGTGTAGGCATCACTACTGGTGCTGAAAAGCTGATGGAAGACATTCGTAAAGAAGTAGAAGCAGAAAAGAAAGACACTGCTGATATTCTTGAAAAGTACAAGGCTGAGCTTAGGGAAAAAGCTGAAGAACTCGAAGCTATGCGTAACAGCAAGCGCGATTTCTCTGGCCGCACTCGTGGCGAGCTGAAGACTTACGGTGCCGACCTTCTTTCTGCCCATATTCTGGGTAAGATTACTGGTAAGGGTTTTGATACCGCTTTTGCAAAGACTATCCTTGAAAAAGCTGGTGTTGACTACACCTCTACTACCGCTGCTGGTGTCGATGTAATCGTTTCTCAGCAGTTCGAACAGGAAGTTCGTCAGGCAATGAAGATTGCCCCTCTGTTCCGTGAAATTCAGGTAGCTTCCGGCGCGACTGTTCTGCCGCTGGCCCCTGATTCTAACGCTGCTAGCTGGAGCTCTGCAGGTATTACTGCTTCTAGCAATCAGCTGACAGATAACAGCGACAACAACTACACCGTGTCTCAGGTTATCCTGCAGGCTCATCGTCTGATCTCCGGTACATTCATTTCGAATGACACCGACGAGCAGATTGTTGTTTCTGTTCTTCCGATCGTTACCTCTGCCTTGGCACGTGCTCACGCCGTTGCAATCGACAAGGCAATCCTGGTAGGTAACTCCGGTGGCTTCACTACTGGTCTGGTTGGTGCTTCTGGCACTGACAACACTAGCGGTTATGCCACTGCTTCTGCTCTGACTGCTCTCGATGCCTCCGGCACCGACGAAGTCACTCCGGCTAACCTGCTGGCTCTCCGTAAGGAAATGGGCAAGTATGGTATTAGCCCCTCAGAAGTTGCCTTTATTGTTCCGACTGACGTTTACTACGAACTGATTGATGCCTCTGGCTTCACAGACATAACCGAGGTTGGCAGCGATATGGCTACCAAGCTTACAGGTTCTGTAGGCTCCGTCTATGGCTCTCCTGTGATTGCCACTGACCAGCTTGCTTACAACCTGGACTTTGCTAGTGCCGCTACCACAACTGCTGCACTTGCAGTTTACATGCCTAACTATGTGATTCCGCGTCTTCGTGGTGTCAACATTGAAACTGAGTACAGCGTAAAAGACCAGCAGAATGTGATCGTAGCATCACAGTCTCTGGGCTTCAATGAGCTGTTCGCTAATGCAGGCAACAACAAACCTTCTATCCGCTGGGCCTACCAGTAATAGTTGAGATAACTTGGGGAGAGGAAACTCTCCCCGAGTTTTTACTAAATGACTTATGGCTAACTTAACTACACTTGCAGAATACAAAGACGCTGAGGGAATTAGCACTCCAAAGGATGATCAGAGGATTATTTCCTTGGTTACGTCCGTGAGTCAATTAGTAAAAACTTATTGTGGAAACTCAATTATTGATTATTATAGTTCTGCAAAAACAGAATATATAAATGTAAATTGGGGCACTCATATTATACAGCTTACAGAAAGTCCCGTAAATACAATAACCTCTGTAGAAGAAAGAACTGGGTATGACCAAAGCTATGTTACTCTTAGCACTGGAAACTTTCAGTATTACTTAGATAGTGCTACTGATAGTCTTTACCGTACTACAAATGGTTCAAACTATAAGAATTGGCCACAAGGTCCTGGCGCTGTAAAAGTAGTTTATACTGCTGGCTACTCTGCAACTCCATCTGATTTAAAACTTGCAGTATTTGATTTAATTACATACTATTTGAAAGACGAACATAAAGAGCGTCAAACTCTTGGTGGAGCAAGTTTACAGAATCCTACTACAAGTCTAAGAAATAGTGTAGCATTTCCAGACCACATAAAACGTGTCCTGGACTTATATAAGAATTTCTAATGAGCAGTCCCCAATTAAAAGCTTTGGCTCAAGAAATTCTAGATACTAGAGCACTTTATCAAGAAAAAGGGGAGTATGACTTAAGAAAGCCATATCAAAGACTTCCAGGGCAAGTTTTAAGAATTAGTAAAAAAGAATTTATTGGTACTGTTGCATCATCAATAACAAAATTACAAGATGGGTCAGATAAAGCAAATAAAGCTTTAGATGAAATATGGCTAGAATTTAAAAAAGTAGTTTTACAGCAAGAACAAGCTTTAATAACTAAAGGCACTCCTAAACTGCCTGCAGAAAGAGCAAAAGAAATATTTGATCTAAAACCTCTACCTGTAGGGGATGAAATAGTTATAGTAATTTCGTCTTTTGAAAGTTTTCAAAGCGGATATGTACGTAAAGCTCAAAGAACTATAGTTGAAGAAAAACTTAAAAAATATTTCCCAAGATCAAAAATAGATAAAGAACAAATTAATGCAGTATCCGGAGCGGACGGCAAATCAGGAGCTAATTTAGGACATGGAGCTGGTCAAGTACCAACTTCTGGTGTTAGAGCAATGTTTGCAACATCAAAAGCTTTAAAAGGTCTAAAAGGCGGGAGTTTAAAAGACTATAAAAAAGTTTTAAAGATACAGAGAAAGTACGAAAAATCAATGAAACTTAGTGTTAAACACAATCAAGTTTTAGATATAGACGGAAATTTTCAAAAAACATTTTTTCCTATTCTTACTTGGCAGTCTAGGACAGAAAATGCAGAAGAAATAGCCGCTGAAACTGAAGCTATAACTAATTATTTTAATGATTGGCAAGACGTTCTAACTCAAGAAGGATCTACAAATTTATTAAATGCAGTTTCGCAAGTAATACTTTATAATACAGCAGGAAAAGCACGTAAAAATAAAAAAGTTACTGGCAAAAAGAAAAAGAAAATTAAAGAACAAAATACTGGAAAAGCTAGAAAAAAAGAAACAATAAAGCAAGAACTCTCGGTGGTTAGAAGTCATGGAGTTTTCGCAGCATTAAAAAATTTAGACACTAAAGGTAAAAAACGCCAGTCAGGAAATAGTATGTTTTCTTTAATGGCATTATTAAACCAAAAGTTACCTAGTGTTGTTAGAAAAAATATGGGACCACCGGCGCTTACAAATGTTACAGGAACATTTGCAAATAGTGTAAAAGTTACTGATGTATCTACAACTGCAAAGGGTTATCCAAGTATTGGATATACTTATGCAAAAAGTCCTTACCAAGTTTATGAAATTGGGTTAGGAAAAGCCCCTTGGGCAAATGAAGAAAGAGACCCAAGGCGTCTAATAGATAAGTCTATAAGAGAAATAGCAGCTAATTTAGCGATAGGAAGATTCTACACTAGGAGACAATAATGGCAGTCAGAGATTATACTACACGACGTCAGTCCATTACAAATGCTCTTGTAGACGTATTAAAAAAGATAAATGGCACCGGACAATATTTAACAGATATTGGTGATAATGTAAGCCCAAGACTAAGATTTTGGGATGAAATAGAAGAATTTCCAGCTATTCATTTAAATACATCCGGAGAAACACGTACTTATCAAGGGGGCGGATACAAAGATAGATTTTTAAATGTAACAGTTCGCTGTTATGTAAATGAAGAAGATGCAGTAGATGCACTTGATAAACTTCTTGAAGACGTTGAAACAGCTTTAGAAGAAAATCAAAGATTAAGATACGTCGATAGAAGAGGTGCAGTACAGTATACTCACCAGAACACTATAATCAGTATTGATACTGATGAAGGTGTATTAGATCCTCTAGGAGTCGGCGAAATAATCGTAGAGGTTCGATACTAGAAAATACTGGCAGGAACAAACGTTCACGACCAAGTCTTTTCAAGATACATAGGAGAAAACTATGGCACAACATTTATATTTTGCGAGAGACACAAAACTCTTTATTGAGTTTGACGGTGTCGTTTGGGAGGTACCTGTCCTTGATGGATTTAGTTTCTCTCAGTCAACAAATGCCACTGAAATTACACTCGCAGAAATGGAAAGCAGCGGTGGAGTAAGCCGTAGGGGTCGTCGAGCATTTAATGATTCATTGGCTCCTGCAGAATGGTCTTTCTCTACTTATGTTCGTCCGTTCATTGCATCAGGCTCAGGTTCTGCTGATAGCGGTACTGATCATCACGCTGTAGAAGAAGTTCTTTGGGCAATGATGGCTGGAGCGGATAACTATGATGCTACCACAGATGATTTTGATAGGGGTGGTACAAATGTAATTACTCCGTCAGGCTCAAACTCAGTAATTAATTTTGACCAGTCTAATAAATCAACATTAGGCACCGCTAATTTTTACTTTGTACTAGGCTCTTCAAACCGTCAGACTTATAAAATCAGAGACTGTGTTGTTAATGAAGCATCTATTGATTTTGACATTGATGGTATTGCTACCATTAACTGGTCTGGTTTTGGTGCGGAAGTCGTAGATATGTGGGGCAGCACCAAAGAAAGCACTGCTGAACCTAATAATGGTGATACCACTAATGATGGTTCTACTTTAGCAGTCGGAGATATTTGGCTTGATACTGATAATAGCTACAAGCTAGCTGTTATGACTAATATAGGTGCAGGTACAGAAGCCTCTACTCCGATAATTGATGAAGATGTATTAGCAACTGATAACTTTATTCGTAATCGTTTGACAATTGCTACTATTACTCCTAACTCTCAGGACCCTGATTCTGATGGTACTAGTGAGTTGCTTGGTGCAAGCTATGACTTGACTCTTACAGGTGGAAATATTACTATTGGAAATAATATTACTTATATTATTCCTGAAACTTTGGGTCAGGTAAATACTCCGTTTGCTCATGTAACTGGAACTCGTTCAGTAAGCGGTAACTTTACTTGTTATCTGCAAAGATTTGATGGTACAGATGGTCAAGGTATGAATAGTGGTGACACTAGCACTCCTGCTGACGACTCTGCCAACTTCTTTGAAGATTTCGGAGCAATTGATAATGTAATTACTAACTCTTTTGCAATTGTGTTCAAGATTGGTGGTGCTTCTGGCACTCCTCGTCTGGAAATGAACTGTGCAACTGCACATGTTGAAATTCCTTCACACTCTATTGAGGATGTAATTACTCTCGAAACAAACTTCCAGGCACTTCCGTCAACAATTTCTGAAACTGATGAAGTTGCCTTGACTTATGTTGGAGCAGCATAACATACTAAAAAATAATTCTTGACTTTTATGGTCATATGAATTATACTATATGGTATGAAAATAAAAGTAGGGAGGTCAAACGCCTCCCTACTCTTTTAATAATAATAAGTAAAGGAATTTATATATGAGTGATACACCAGTTTCCCTAGCGAGTCTTATGACTCCGAGTAAAACAGTAACTATTGATTTTCCAGGTTATTCAGGTTTTACAGTAGATTTAACATACTTAGCAAGAGAAGAGTTGCTGAAGCTTCGTAAAAAATGTTTAACTACTAAATTTAATAAGAAAACTCATACACCAGAAGAAATTTTAGACGACGAAAAATTTATAGAATATTATACCGATTCAGTTATAAAAGGATGGAGTGGGCTTAAATATCAATACCTAGAAGAGTTTCTTTTGGTGGATGTTTCTCAATTCGATCCTAATGATGAATTGCCTTATACTCAAGATAATGCAAGACTAATGATGAAAAATTCTAATGGTTTTGATACTTGGGTTACAGAAACAGCAGGTGACTTGGAAAATTTTACTGGACGCAAGTAGCCCAAATTGAAAAGCTGCTTGCAAGATACGTAAAAGAACAAACATCAGATTTTGATGTAGAAAAATATTTACGAATTTGTGAACAGTTAAACCAAGAGCCAGACCCACAAAAGATGCCGCTTTCTCAGTCAGATTTTCCTGCTGAGGTACAAGTGGCATTTTTTATGTTTAGCTTACTCTCAGATGTTTGGGAGGGTATGTCTGGAATGTATATGGGTAAGGATTGGTCTTCTGCAAATTTTCTGTTCGATACATATGAAATAGAATACCCAAAAGAAATTTTATACTTTATGAAACTATATGAAAGAGAAGTAATGGCTCAAAGAGCAGAAGACGCAGAAAGAAGAAGAAAAGCTGAAGAACGTAAATCAAAACAAAGCGGGGGAAAGAATTACACCCATAATGTAAAAGGCTAATGGCAAAAAATAAAGTAGAAATAGATGTTCAAGTCAAAGATGGCGGCAGCTTTAAAAAAGTTGCTGTAAACTCTAAAGCTGCTGGAGAAGGATTAGACAAAGCAGCAAAGGGTTCTCAAAGCGCTGACAGAGCATTAAAAGGCGCAGGTCAAGCATCTTCAAATAGCACTAAAAACTTTGCAAAAATGGCTCAGGGCATTTCTGGGGGACTTGTACCTGCTTATGCCGCTTTTGCAGCTCAAATCTTTGCTTTATCAGCAGCATTTAATTTCTTAAAAAGAGCAGTCGATGTAGAAAACCTGAGAAAATCTCAGGTAAGTTATGCTCAGTCTACTGGTATTGCCATGAAGTCTCTGACAAATTCTTTAGAGAATGCTTCTAAAGGTATGCTGAACTTTCAAGAAGCAGCTGAAGCAGTCGCAATAGGTACGGCAAAAGGATTTAGTGGAGAACAATTAAATCAATTAGCAGAAGGAGCTCTGCGCGCTTCTACAGCTTTGGGAAGAGGGTATGAAGATACCTTTGATAGATTACTACGTGGTGTATCAAAAGCAGAGCCAGAATTATTGGACGAATTAGGTATTACTCTACGATTAGAAACAGCAACAAGAAGATATGCAGAAGCAATAGGTAAAACCAGGGATGAATTAACAGATGCAGAACGAAGCCAAGCAGTTTTCGTAGAAACGACACGACAATTAAACCAAAACTTTGGGAATGTAGCAGCTGCAGTTAATCCATTTGTACAGCTTTCAAAAACATTTGACGAACTTATACAGAAAGTTGCAGAAAAACTATTGCCTGCTCTTACAAGTATTGCTGAATTTGCTAACTCCAATGCAAAGGCCGCAGCTACAGCTTTTGCCGCTATTGGCGCTTTGATATTTTTAAATATAACAGGTTTAAAGGAAGCTGTTTTTGGAGCAGCTTCTTCTATAGGTAAAGTATTTACAAGTACATTTGCAACAATAGGAAATGGATTTAGTACAGCTTTAGATGCGGGCATAAACTTTGGTAATAGTTTAATTGATAAAATGGAGCAGTTAGATAAACGTCTTTCTAGCTCTGCTGGAAAAGCTTCAAGTTTAGCCGCTTCATTCAAAAAATCTTCAGATAGTAAACTACTACAAAAAGTACAAAGCGGAGAAAAGCTAACTGGTTTAGATAAGAATAATCTAAAGAGAGCAATTGAATCAGCAGAAAAACAGTTTAAAGAACATGGAAAAGTAATAAAAGGCATTTTTGAAGATGCTTCAGAAGAAAGCTTAAAAGAGTTCAAAGAAGCTTTTGAAGATATGACAGACGTAAGTAAAAAGTCTGGAGTAAGAATTGGTAAGGTATTTACTAAACCTGTAGTTTTAGGGTTAAAAGCGATTCGAGGAGCTGCACAACTTACTACTTGGTCGGTAAGAAAGCTAGCAGGGGCATTTAATCTAGCTGGAAAAGCTGTACGAATGTTTGGTAAGGCTACAATTGTTTTAGGTATTCTACAGGAGCTATACTTCTTGTTTGAAAAAGTTTCACAGGCTCCCTTAAAATTAGTAGAAAGCATAGAAAAAATGGTTGTTAATGTAGCAAAAGCTTTACAGTTTTTAGGGAATGTCTGGATAAACTTATTCAATGGTTTGATAGATAAAATACCTGATAGTGTAAAAGAAGTCTTAGGAATAGAAACTGGAACATCAGTTATTGAGCCTTTTAAATTCGCAGATGAGTTAGAGAAAAAAATAGGTGGATATACTGATAAACTTTTAGAATTTGTAGGTACAGATAGAGAAGCATTAGGACAGATTGAAGAAAAAAATAAAGCCATGGCAGAGGAAGCTTCCGCCTTAGAAGAATTATCTCAAAGATATGCAGATTTATCTGCTGATATGAGTAGTATCTTTACAGGCATAAGCCTTGATCTGATTGAAGGCAAAGATATTAATACAGAAACTATAGCGAATGCTATTGGAACTCTGCCTATTCAAGGAGCTATACAAGCTGCAAATACTCCTGAAGCACAAGCTATGCTCAATGATATGCTGAACGGTTTTGATTTCTCCGTAATGGGAAATAAATTTGCGGAAGCAATAGAAAAAGCAAGACAAGGAGATTTTGCAGATTTACAGAATCAACAAAGTAGTGCTTTAACTTATACTACAAATTTGGCTTCCGTACGGGATATAATTAATAATCTAGCAACTACAATAGACACTAAGGACCCATTAGCAACAAGGGTACTATTAGAAAACTTAAAAAATACAGCAAATGTTGCAGATGCTGCTGCAAGTAACTTAGACCGTGCAGGAGTAGCTGTAGAAGAAGCAAACAATGCTATACTGAAGGGAACAATAGATGAGTGGGTTGCAAAATTACAAGAGTATGAAAAGACTCAGCAAAATATTCTTGTAGCAACACATGAATTAAATATGGTAGAGGCTCAACGCACAAGGCTGCCAGGACTCTTAGCACAACAATTTGGATTAGAAATATCAGCTCAGAGAGAAGCAATAAAACTAAGAGAATTAAAACTCGCTCTAGCAAATGAAGAAGTTAGGAGTATTTCAGAATTAGACCCTGTTCAAAAAACACTTCATGAAAATGAAGTAGCTAGATTAGGCAGAGAAATAGCGCTTCAATCATTAAAAGTAGAAGAAGCTAGAAAGAATGCAACAGACATTGCTCAAATTGGTACAAATATTGGAGAAAGCTTAACAAGTGGTCTTAATTCTGCATTTGATTCCATTATTCAAGGAACAAAGTCTGCGAAACAAGCATTTGCTGATTTAGCGAGAGGAATACTACAGAGTCTTGCTCAAGTTATCGCAAAATTATTAGTTACAAAATTACTTACAGCTGCTCTTGGTGGAACAAGCTTTGGAAACTTTCTCGGTATTCCAGGGGCAGCAAACGGTGGAGTTTTCTCTGAAGGAAAGAAAATGTATGCTACTGGAGGTATTGCAAGAGGTCCAAGAGCTGGGTATCCTGCGATATTGCACGGGACTGAAGCAGTAGTTCCTCTACCTGATGGAAAATCTATTCCTGTACAAATGGCAGGGGCAGGACAGCAAAACAATGTTACTGTAAATGTAGCTATTGATAGTAATGGTAGAGCTTCTTCAAATAGTCAGCAAGACTCCAATCAAGGAGCAAATTTAGGGGCGGCAATAGCAAAAGCAGTACAAGTAGAACTACAAAATCAGAAACGTTCGGGCGGAATACTCAATCCGTATGGAGTGGCATAATGGCGATTGGATTTACAACTTCATCAACTTATGGAAGCAGAACTATTATTCCAGATAAAGGAATGGGGCGTCAATCTCAGCCTCGTGTTCGCGTTGCAAAATTTGGTGACGGATATGAGCAAAGAATTGCAGATGGTATAAATCCAATTCAAGAAACTTTTAATGTAACTTTTAATAACCGTACTGAAGCAGAAATAGACGATATTACAGGATACTTAGCCTCTCTCGGAGGAGTAAGTTCTTTTAATTTTACTTTTCCTGATGATAATGGAGCAGGGGGAGAAACTACTATTAAAGTAGTTTGTGATACTTATGGACAAACTTATACTCATGATGGTTATCCATCTGCAAGTGCAACTTTTCGAAGAGTTTATGAAGCATGACAGATTTAATAGATGTAGTACAAAAAATTGAACCTGGTAGTGAGCTTGTAGACTTATTTGAGCTTACTTTGCCTGATGGTTCAATTTTATATTTTCACCCTGACTATGATGTTAATAATACAACTGTAGGAGAAGAAGGTTATATTTATTTTCGGCAGAGAACAAGTCCATATACAGTACAAAATTATATACCATTTCCAATTACCATGGAGGGAGTGGAGATTACTTCTGAAGGGGCACAGAATCGTCCTATTTTAACTGTTGCAAATGTTACTTCGGCTTTTTCTGATGAGCTGGGAGCTAACTTTAGAAACGAAGATTTAATTGGACAGCCAGTTGTAAAAAGAACTACACTAAAAAAATATTTATTTGGAGAGTCAGGAGATGCTTCCCCTCCTATTGAATTTCCAATTCAAAAATATATAATTGATAGAGTCACTGGAGAAACTTCTACTGCTGTAACTTTTGAATTGACTGCTCCGTTTGACTTATCAGGAGTTCAACTACCAAATAGAAGCATTCTTGGAAAGTATTGTTCTTGGGAGTATCAAGGACAAGATTTAAATTCAAGAGGCGGGTGTGTTTGGAGTAAGAATAGCTTAATTAAAATAGGAAAATCTACGTCTGCTCTGGAAGAACATAAAGCTTATTTTACAGCAAAAGATGAGCCAATCGTTCCTGCTATAATTTTTACTACAACTACTGCTTGGGTTACTTCGACCTCATATTCCGTTGGAAACTTAGTTTTAGATAGTGGAAAAGTTTATATGGCAAATACTGCACATACTTCTGGAGCATCCTTTGCAGGTGACTCCTCTAAGTGGGATGTAGTAGCATATACTTCATGGACAACTTCTACTGCTTATGCAGTAAATGATTATGTAAAAAATGGAAGCGATTATTACCGCTGTAATACTGCTCATACTTCCGGTACTTTTTCTACGGATTCTACAAAATGGGATACGATTTATATTTATACTGCATATAATTCTGGAACAACATATTCTGCAGGAGATTTTGTAGAAGCTACAGCGAGTGGTACTACTACAGTTTGGAAAGCATTACGGGCCAGTACAAATCAAACTCCTGCTGAAAATGTGTATTGGACTCGCGGAGATATATGTGGAAAGAAATTTTCTTCTTGTAAATGTAGATTTCAGTATTTACCTGTTTATAATTACACAAATACTAATTCAACACCAAAAACAACAAAAAATAGTAAAATACCAATACCGTTTGGAGCGTTCCCTGGAGCGAGAAAATTTAGGTGATAGATGAAATAAGAGAGCACTTTGAGCAGTGCTACCCACAAGAAGGGTGTGGAATAATTGGAATTGTAAAAGGCAAAAAAAGATGGTACCCTTGTACAAATCTTGCCGAAGATGATGACGATTTTATACTTGACCCAAAAGATTATGTAAAAGTAATGAAAGAAGCAAATATATTTGCAATCGTACATAATCACATACATGGGTCAAACGAAGCAAGTGAAAATGATATAAAATACTGTAATGCTTTAGGAATACCTTACTATATTTTTTCGTTTCCTTCAATGGATTTAAATATAGTAGAACCAGAAATTAATTGTAGTCCTCTTATTGGAAGAGAATATGAGTTTGGAAAACATGATTGTTTAGAAGCTGTACGAGACTACTACAAAGAATATCTAAATATTGAACTACAGAAAAGACTACCATATTTAGATGATTGGTGGAAGTACGAAGAAGATTATTTTACAGAAGCCCATATAAAAGAATGGGGCTTTAGTAAAGTAGAAAGTCTAGAAAAAAACGATATAGTAATTTTTCAAATGGGAGCAGATGTACCAAACCATTGTGGAGTTTACTTAGAGAACGATATATTTTTTCATCATGCCGTAAATCGACTTTCATGTCGAGAAAATCTTTACCCTTTATGGGGAAAGTATTTAGTTGGA